TGGTGCTACTGGTGGTCAGCAGACAAACAACGTAAACAATATCAGTGTTAATGTTACGGCTGCTGGAACTACTCAGCAATCAGACGGTACACCAACAGGAGACAGGCTGGCACGTGCTATTACTAGGGCAGTGCAGGAAGAAATCATCAAACAACAACGACCAGGAGGGTTACTTCGGTAATGGCAACATTTAGCTACATTCCTGACTATGGTGCTGGACGTACTCATACTCCACGTGTCCGCTCTGTTCGGTTTGGCGATGGCTACGAGCAACGGTTAGCATATGGACTGAATACAAACCTACAGGTCTGGCAGTTATCATTTAGTGCCCGTACTGATGTTGAAGTTGACAGCATTATGGATTTCCTCGATGCTCGAAATGGCGTTGAATCATTTGACTGGACAACACCAGATAATGTTAGCGGTAAAAAGTGGGTGTGCCGTCAGTGGCAGAAGTCGATGATTGCCTTTAATATCAATAGCGTATCGTGTCAGTTTGAGGAGGTGGCAGAACCATGACGGCGGGTACTTGTTTAGGCGGCAGTGCTACTACCATTAACTTGGCGACTACTGCTAGTGACGTAGATAGCGCATACCGTGGGATGAGTATAACGCTCACTGGTGGCACTGGGTCAGGGCAAACTCGTTACATCAGCGGTTATCGGATAGACCGTGATGCTGATGATAATGTGGTCGGTCGTGTCGTTATAATAGATGGTACCTTTAATCCTGTTCCTGTTACAGGTAGTACAACGTACTCAATTGTTAGCAAAACACAGTCCGAATTGCAGTTACTATCTCCGTCTGCCATAATCGAACTGTATCAAATTACGTTATACGCAGACCTTCACGGAGTCAGCGACACCTACTATTTCCATGCAGGTACCAACGATCTCCATGCCAATGTTGTATATGACCAGAACACATACAACAGATTGCCGATAATAGCAGAGGGGTTTGAGTACTCATCAACGGGTCCACTGCCCAGGCCTAAACTACAACTATCTAACCTGTCGGATGTTGGTACACAACTCATCCTGCTATCCAATGGGTTTAACCCAGGCAGTGATCTGTCTGGTGCTACGGTAACTCGTATCCGTACACTAAAGAAATTTATTGATGCAGCCAACTATGCTCCTACATACACAGGTACATATAACCAACCAGGTACACAGACCGTTACCGTTACGATACCAGGCGGTCATACGTTGCAGGTTGGGAACAATGTTTATATCAATATTACATCGGGTAGCGCTACCGATGGACCTCGTACTATAACAGCGATAACAGCAACAACGTTTACATATACAGCACCTGACCAACCAACAGCCAGCGGTAATGTCAATGTCTCGTATAGTGCGACGGCAGACCCGCTTGCACGGATGCCTACTGAAATTTATTTAATAGACAACAGAACACAGGAGAACCGTGATGTAGTAATGTTTGAACTAGCGGCTGCTATCGACCTAGACGGCGTGCGTATACCAAAGCGACAGGTCATTGCTAACCTATGTCAATGGAGGTATAGGTCGGTTGAATGCAGTTATACTGGTACTAATTATTTTAACAATGAGGATCAGTCGGTACCAACAGCAAACCTAGACGTGTGCGGTAAACGGCTGAGTTCATGCAAGAAGCGGTTTGGTACAGGTACGCTTCCATTTGGTAGTTTTCCAGGAGTAGGGCAACGGCGATGATTGACCAGCGGTTACTGCATTATATTAAACAACACTGCAACGAATATCCTGACCAAGAGGTATGCGGCGTTATTGCTATCCATGATGGTCGTCGTGTTTATAAACGTTGCAAAAATACAGCACTTATACCAGAACGATACTTTAGAATTTGTCCAGACGAGTTGCACGCAATACAACAACGAAGTCAAGTGATAGCGATTGTCCATAGTCATGTTGGTTCTGTAGAGCCGTCACAAACTGACCGTGAAGTTGCGGAGACAACAGCACTTCCATGGGTTATTGTTAATGCTGCTGGTGACTATACAATACTCCGTCCAGAATCATACCAAACGGCATCATTTGTTGGACGTGAGTTTTGCTGGGGTGTGCAGGATTGTTGGACGTTAGTGCGTGATTGGTATCAGGCTGAACTTGGTATTACGCTGCCTGATGCTGAACGTCCACCGATTGCATTATGGCAGATAAATCCATTGTTTGCGCAGTGGATGGACTACGGCTTCACGCGTACTACCGATATTGCCTATGGCGATATAATTGCTATGGCAATTGGCGACTCTGGGCAGCCGACTCATGCTGCCGTCTATCTAGGCAATAACCGGATACTGCATCAGGTTCCAAACCGTTTGAGTAGCGTTGATCTATATGATGGGTTTTGGCGCAATGCGACGCAGGGAGTGTATCGGCTATGCGAGTAGTACTACACGGCACATTAGCAACGCTCACGGGGCAGTCTATGTGGGATGTTAACTGCTCGTCAGCACTAGATGCAATACGTTTTATACAGGCTAACTTCGATGCATTTACGCAGTGGCTTCTTACCAACAGCGTAGTCATACGAGTAAATGACCGCATTGTGCATCCTAACGAATTGGTTGATACATTTAGTCCAGGTATCATCGACGTACTTCCAGTTGTTCATGGTGCGCAGGATGCTATATCTGGCGGTCAGATACAGTCTGCATTATCATCCGACATGTTTGGTACGCTACAGTCATTAGTACCAGATAACAGCATACGAAGCGCCTTAGCATCTGGTAACACGTCGCAGTTGCTATCGCCAATACCGTTCATTGGCACGCCATCGCTCGGCAACTACGATTCAACAACAACGGGTCTAGCACTAAACCGTCCTGAACTTCAGACTGGAGAGAGCGGCGAAAAAACGTATAATTTTAGTGGTATATCAAACTCTAGTCAGCCTGGCACGAGCGTACCAATCATCTACGGACAGCCAATCGTTGGCAGTATCGTAATTTCACTAGGCATTACTGTTGACAGCAGGTAGGTAGCATGGACGATTTAGTAATACATGGTGAATTTGGTGGTGGAGCATCTCCTCCACCACCTCCTCCACCACCACCGCCACCATTACCATTTGCACCACTGCCACCAATAACACTGGTAGATCTGCCGCCTATATACGAGCCAACAATCACGCCCAATAATCTGTTTAATGAGTCCTATGTTGATGTTCTCGAACTGATCGGGGAGGGCGAAATTGAAGGACTTAAGACACGCATACCCAACTTTGCTGGCACATACACACAGTCGGGTACTGTCATTGTTGTTACGCACAATCAGACTCGCACAATCATCCCAAAAACCAATGCAGAGTTTACGTTTACGGGCGGTGCTAGTGCTGACAATGGTGTTAGAATCATCGACTCTGTCATATCCACAACACAATTCACAGTAGTATCCAAAACAAGCCGCAACATCTCGACAGCTACGGCTGTCGCAGTGTCCAACATTATCGGACTAGATAGCATTTTTTTTGACAAGGTGCCGCTGGTTGAAGGTGATGGCAAAACCAATTTTACAAACGTTGTTGTACAGTTGGCGACTGGCACGCAATCGCAGCAACCGTTAGGCAATTTCCCTGACATTGACCAGGAGACCAATATTGGAGAAACGCTAGAACGTTCATTAAACGGTGGTGTCAAAGTCCTTCCAATACTAGATGATAACGTCGATTTTATTAAGCTGACCCTTGGTGTCCGCAGCCTAGAGCAACGCACGGAGAAGGGCGATGTGTATGGAACGAGCGTTGCATTTAGGATCGAGTACAGCCTAAACACGGACAGTGCATCACCGACCTACACGCTGGCAATGCCAGAGAGTCAGACTGTCATCAGCGGGCGCACATCGCAGCCATTTACTAAACAGTATGGGTTTGCGTTGCCATCCTCCGTCAATGGTAGGGCAGTGCGTGTTACACGACTAACGGCCGACAGTACTAGCGACATGCTACAGAATGGCACGTTTGTTAGTAGTATTAACTACATCATCACTGCCAAACTAGCATATCCAAATTCTGCTATAATCGGTCTCCGTCTGAATGCTCGACAGTTTGACAAGATGCCGCAACGGTCGTACTGGATACGTGGTCTAAAGATCTCAATCCCAGACAATGCTACTGTTGACCAAACCAATGGCAGACTCATTTATAACGGCGTGTGGACTGGCAACTTTGCAGCAGCTACATGGTGCGCTGATCCAGCATGGTGCCTATACGACATGTTGATCAAGAGTCGGTATGGCGTTGGTGAACACATTACAGCTACTCAGTTAGACAGGTGGGCATTTTACTCAGCATCGCAGTATTGTAACCAGTTAGTATCTGACGGCAAGGGCGCATTGGAACCACGGCATTTACTAAACGTGAACATCAACTCGGCTTCTGAGGCATACGATGCAGTCCAGTCAATGCTCAGCGTATTCCGTGGTATGTCCTACTGGTCGGCTGGTACGTTAACGACTGCGCAGGATAGACCAACGCCGACTTCATATATCTACAGTCCAGCAAATGTAATAGACGGCACATTTACATACTCAGGTAGCAGTGCTCGCACACGTTCTACGGCAATCATAGTTGAATGGTTTAATACGGAAACGCAGGAGATGGATTATGAGTACGTTGAGGATGCAGCACTCGTTGGTAGATATGGCATTGTCAAACGTGATGTTAAGGCAGTGGGCTGCCAGTCACAGTCTGCTGCTAATCGTCTCGGTCGTTGGATACTGTACTCCGAGCGTTATGAAACCGATGTAGTTACGTTCCAGGTGTCAATTGATGCTGGTCAGGTATGCCGTCCTGGTACCATTATTGAAGTGCAGGATCCGACTAGAGCAGGTGTAACGCTGTCTGGACGACTATCAATTGTAGATGGGACTACCATAACGGTAGACCGCAACCTAACAATAAACCGAAATGCTAACCCAAAACTGCATGTCCTTCTACCTACTGGTCAGTCGGAGTCGCAATTTATTAATACTATAAATGGCAGCAGTAGCTCTGCCACACATATTGGTAACGTGTTGGGTTTGGTACAGGCATACAGTACGGCACCACTGGCAGGCACGCCATATATTGTTACCCAGGACACGCTCCAGTCACAATTGTTCCGTGTGGTTAGCGTTAGCGAGCAGGAGTTTGCATACCAAATATCAGCGCTGTATCACGACCCAAACAAGTACAACAACGTGGAGGATGGCGTTGTTCTACAGCCACGCACAGTTAGTGTACTAACACAGCCGCCAGATCCGCCTGTATCGCTTGGTCTCCGTCAGGTATTGTACGAGGAGGCTAATCAGGTAAAAATCAGAGTCATTGCATCATGGTCACCATCTGCTCGTGCTGTTCGTTATAACATTGCCTACAAATACACGGAGTATGGTACGTGGGTTAATGACTCTGTGGAGGTATGTAGCTATGAAATCAGCGATGCTTCTAGCGGTCCGTATACTGTACGAGTAACCGCAATTAGTGCACTAAATCGTCGTAGCAACTATGCAGAAGTTACGCAGAACATGGACGGTTTGCTCGCACCACCAGGACAGGTACAAAATTTTAATTCATCGCAGATTAACCAAACCACGATGCTGCTAACGTGGGATTCAACCATCGACCTTGATGTACGTGTCGGCGGCCATGTCGAAATTCTGCACACACCAACAGTTGGTGCATCTAACTATAACGTTGGAAATCTGGTAGCATATATAGCTGGGTCATCTACGTATGCAACAGTGCCTGCGATGACTGGCACGTATATGGCTAAATTTGTAGACTCTAGTAATGTACGGTCAACGACTGCATCATTCATCAGCACCACTATCCCGTCATTGTTTGAGTACAACGTAGTTGCTACATCAACACAGCATCCATCCTTTAGCGGTACCATTAGCACGAGCGCATCAATGACGGGTACCTATGGAGCTGGACTGCTAGGGTCTACCGTAGTTGTTAACCGTCCTGCTGATTCAGTTATTGCCACCATTACCACGCCAGTCGCTCATGGGTTGCAAACTGATAATGGCATCAGGCTGAGTGCATCCACACTAAACTGTAGTTTGCCAGTTGTTGAACGCACATACGCAGTAACTCGTATTGATGATGTTACGTTGCAGTTAGTAACTGGCAATACGTTCGGAGAGTGGTTTGATACAATACTAGATCTTGATCTATATCCTGACATAGACACTAACCCATCATCTAGTATCGTCAATGGCAGTGCTACGGTAGTTGCACTTAATACCACCGATGACCTAGTGCGACGGTCTGACGGGTTGTTAATTGCTGAGTACGGAGATTTTGATTCAATAATCGATTTAGATGCCTATGGCAATGCCGGAGGGTTTGATGCAATCCCTGACATGGACGCACTACTTAACAATGTAGATGACGAGTTGCCAGCTACAATTACATTTGATACTGCCTATGGTCTTAAAGCAGGTGGCACCTACACCTACTCTAATGTGGCAGCGTTCAATAACCTCGGTGCTGCATACCCAAACTGCGAGGCACTGACAACATTAACGGTAGATGGATTTAATATCGGCAATACGGTTGACGACTACCCAATCCTACTAGATGAGTCAGTTGTTCCTGCTGTTGAAAACATACTGAACTGGGATAGCAATGACGTTGATATATTGGCTAACGTGTATCCATATCGGCGAGAGTCGGATGATGGTATTACATGGTCGGATTGGTTCCCGGGCTATCGGTCAGTCACATCTAAGCAATACCAGGAATGTAAATTGACGTTTGTATCTAGCAACCCGTTACACAATATACTTTGTATGGAGTGTCAGACGACCATCGACGTGCCTGAATATCAACTAATTGGCAATGACCTAACCAATCCAGTAGTGACCTTTAACCCACCATTCCACTCTAATCCGTACATAGCGATCACGGTTGAAAACGGAGCGGCTGGGGACTACTATACTATAGGGAGAACTGTAGTGTCAGGCAAAACAACGGGCATGACTATGACGTTTTACAATAGCAGTGGCACTATAGTTAATCGCACATTTGACTATTTAGCACGAGGTTATTAGAATGACACGGCATGATTATGACATAGCAAACGGTTCTGGTTCAGCGGTACGAGCAGACATCAACCAGGCACTAACTGCTATCCGTACCAGTAATAGCGGTTCTGGTACCAGCGGTCTGACGATGTTCCCATATCTAACCTACTGCGATACTACAGACGATGGTATGCGTCAGATTGCTAGTGATGGCTCTACGGTTCGCGGCGTGCGATTGTTTCAGCCGCAGGTT